ATACGGCTCCCATGCCGCCAACAATCCAATACTCTAATCTTTTGATTCGATCTTGCATTTCTTTTATTTGTTCAAATGTTTGCTTTTGCATTATTCTGCAAAGCTTTTCATGTGATTCAATTTTTTGTAATGCCGATTTTCTAGCCATTATGTTCTACTCGCTATTACCTTTTCTGATGGTGATAATAATGCTTCTTCATTACGTGTCAAGTTAGTTTGTGGATTTTTACTATTAACACTAGCTACTAATTTAGGCATTGGCATATTATCTAACGGTGGTGCCTGTGGTTTTGACGCAAAAGGATCACCTGGAATAGCTATGTTTTTTAATATTCTAGGAATTTTTTGTAATTGTCTTTCAATAAATCCTGGTTCTTTAACTGGCTTACCTTCAGAATCATAAATTAATCTACCTTCACTATTTGTCTTGTATTTTGTTTTATCGGGATAATAACCGCCTTCAAATTCTTTTGTTTCTTCATTAAATGTTTCTTCAAAAAATTTCTTACCACTATAGTTAGAGATAACTTTGTCTAATTCTCTTTGTGGAAATAAAAAACTTCTGTTAGCAGAATAAAAGAATTGATCAGAGTCTTCTGATAGTTGTTTCATTTGATCTTTTACTAACTGTACTTTGTTTTCAAATCTAGGTTTAGAATAATTTACCGGTGTAAATCTACCGGACAATAAATTATTAATTGTTTTTCTTGGTGTTCCTTGTTTTCTCATTATTTCATATATTTGAGATTTAGATAAATCTAGTAATTCTAAATCTTTTATTCTAATAAACATATCCTTTTGAATTCTAAATGCTTCTTCTTGCATATCTTCAAAAGTTTTAACCAAGTCTGATGGTGGTTTATCAGCAAAGTTTTCTACGCTGTAAAAATTTTCTGTTTCATCAACAGCTCTAAGTAACCTGTTCATAGTAGATGTAAAAAATCTTAAATCTTTTTTAACATCTATTCTTATAATTCTAGTTCCTGCGAATAGCGCTAACATCTCATCAAATAAATTAACTGGCTTACCACCTTTTGATAAGTCTTTTGATAAAGCGCTTCCAATTTTTTCTATACTTTTTGTAACACCGGGTTGAACACCATCGATAACGTATGCTAATGATTTAGTAAACTTATCTCCTAAATCATCTGACATTGTGTAAACAGAACCGCCTTGATCTTTTTTACCGTTTCTAATTGTAACATCTATAAATCTATCAAACCCAATTGGTTCAGAAAAATATGGTTCTAATAATTTTCTAACAGGTCCATTTTCTCCGAACATCAAATTCATAACATATTGATCTGTTTCTTGTGGGTTTAAGTTTTGCGCTTGCGCTTGTGCGATAGCAGCTTCTAATGGTTCATATAAACTATCGTATGGACTAAAGTATGAAAAGTTTATTGCAGCGCTTTCACCATTTTTCCAACCTTTAATTGCAAGAAGATTAGATGTTGCATCCCAAGATGCAGCTGAAGATCTTTTATATGCATCCCACTGCGATTCTGTGCTGTTAGTTAAAAATTGTGCTATTTCATTTGCACCCTTACCTATTGCATAACTTGTTAAAGCTGCACCTGTTAATCTTCTAATACCCATCTGTCTAATTGCTTTGTTAGGATGAGCTGCTTCTTTCAAACCAATTGCAATAATGTTTGTTCCTGTTCTAAGTATTTCTGCAGGAAACGATATGAAGTTTCCAACTACTGCAATCTTTCTTAAATTTTGTATAAATGGTGGAACTTTACTGTAAGTTGGATATGTATTTCTTAACAAGAAAGCTGATGCTTCTTCTATTGCATCATCAAAAGTTTTCTTTTGTCCAGTAATTGTATTAATAGGATCAAATTCTTTACCCATATATCTAAACCATTCAGCAACTTCATCAATACTTTTAAGAGCCATTGACAGTTGTGACTTACCATACTCCCATCCATATTGTTTCCAAAGGTTGTCACCACCTGCGTATAATCTTGCAACTTTGTCTGTAGGTGCAGACTTCATAAGTCTGTCAAATAATTTATCTGTTGTATTAATTATACCACTTCTTAAATCTTGTAATACGGATTTCATTTCAGCAGCTACAACGTTTTCATCCCACACTCCAAGTCTAACTAATTTTTCTACGTAATCATTAAATTCCACTTCATCGATGTTTCCTTTTTGACCTGCTTTAAATATATCTCGTGCAACAATTCTCATTGCATCTGTGACACTAGCTTTGTTACCAATGTGACCGTTCATTAAAGAAAAGAAAGAAGCAGATGTTACGTTTCTAACTTGTGTTTGTGGTGAATATAAAGTTTTACCAATCTGCACACCAACTTTAGCTTGTAACAAATGACGATACAAAGCCATTTGCACTAGTTTATCTAAATCATTTCCAACACCCATAAACATCTGTACATACTCAGGAGAAGTATATTTACCCAATAGAGCGGAGTTCATAATACCTAATCTTGGAACTTTAGTTATTTTTTGTGCGCCAATAAAACCTGCATTAACCGCATCCTCTAACGTATTAAACAACCAACCATTTTTTAATCCTGATTGAGCAATATAATCCGCAGCTTTTTTATTTGCCATAGATGCAATAGCCTCTGATGTTGTATAAGCAACAGATGCTTTTAAATTTCTTTCAGGTCCTAATAAATTTTTTATTTGATCTGGTAATTCTTCACCAGTTTTTAAAAACTTAAATTTATCGTTTAACAATATTCTAGTTCCTATTTCTTTTAATTGTCTAAGTGGTGATTTACCTTCAGCTTTTCCTGTTTTAAGTATATCTTCTGCATGCATTCTAGCAGATTCTTTATAAGCTTCTTCTGGTCTCATTTTTGGAAAAGCATTTCTTGCTGATTCTTTTAAACTTGTGTTTTTTTTAATTACTTTTTCAACAAGATATTTTATTGCCTTATCCATTATTTCTTTTGGTGGAACATATTCAGGATTTCTAAATACTTCAAATGATCTAACTAAATATTTTTTTACATCTTTTACTTCTATGTTAGCAAGATCTTTAGCTAACTCGTCTGCTTCTTTACCTTTTGGTAAAACTTTTTTAAATTCAGTCATTATTTTTATAATGTCATTTTTTAAATCTTTTGCACCTCGTTGTAATTCTATTGGTAAATCTGTTAATTTAATTTGATCTTTTATGTATTCATCTATTTTATCTAAAAAATATTTTTGCATTGGTCTTGATGTAGTAGCTTTGTTGTAATCATCTTGAAATGTTTTAGCTAAATTATACGCAGTTTTTTCTAATCCTTCGTATGTTCTATCAAGTTTTCTAGCTCTACCTTTTATATATAAAGCAGCTTGTTCTGATATACCTTCAATATCTTTAGGATTTTTACCGTAAGATCTAAAAAAAGATAAAAAATTATCTAGTTTTTTTATAGATCTGTTTACAGGATTAGGATCTGTAATTGATTTTAATCGCCATTTTTCAAACGGTGGCAATTGTGTTACTATTTTTCTAGACATACCAGATACAATTAAAGGTGCTACAAGTCTACTAACTGTAAAATCGGTTGCATTTTGTATACCTTTTGAAACATTTGTAGTTATAGGTTTCATTACTTTACTACCTAGTATTAATTCAGCAGGTCGAACCACTGTTTTGTCAATTGTCTTTGCACCAAGACTAGCGGTAGTTTTTACGACTGGAGCTAATCCATATTTATATCCAAGCTGTGTAAATTTTCCTACAATAGGAAAACCACCACCAACTAATAATCCTTCAGTTCCATATTTAATTTGGTTTCTAAATTTTGCTCCAGCTTTTTTTCTACCAGTCAATCCTTCTGTTTTTTCTGGTTCAAAAAATAAAGATTCTCTTCCTTTTTCTGATGCTATAAAATCTGTAACACCTACAATAGTTGCACCCTCGGTAGCTCTTGTTGCAATTTTACTTGTTTTTCTAAGAAAGCCACCTTTAATTTTGTTAGATGCCTTATACATTTTTCCAATTAATGGTATTCTTCCTACAACTTTTACGGCTGCTGATCCGGGAATACCAAATTGAGTCATTAAAGATGTTAACTCTCCTCTCCATGTTTCAGGACGTTCAGGTAAGTTTTCTTCTTTTTCCATTATTTTTTCAAATTTAGATAAAAAATCAGTGTTGGCTATTAAGTCTGTTCCTGCAAATAACAAACTATTTAAGCTGTGTTGAAGATCATATAGACCTGAATCCACACCTTTAATTATTTCATCTAGACCTGAAATATAATCTTTTTCTTGTGTTGGTAATTTTTTTACAAGTTCCATAGGATCTTGTGCTGCACCACCAGAAATTTTTGAACCGAGAATAAATTCTAATCTTTTAGATGGATTCATCCTGTAATATAGACTCATGACACTTTTAGGATCAGGAAGAGACAACCACTTAACAGGTTTTTTAGGTTCTGTTTGGTCTACTAGTGTTTCTTGAATTTTAAATTTAATTTCATCAAGATCAATAGGTTTTTGATCTTTTATATCTATCTCGACAGCTTCATCTTTGGTAGTGTCCTTGAGAAATCGTTCGTAGGCGGTTTCAGCCATATTACGCCTCCGCTGGTAATACTAAATTAACGTTATATTTTTTATTAAATTGATCTACGTCTTGTTGTGTTGATATCATTGCAAAGTCTTCTAATGCTTCTGCACTGTTAGCCATAAGCTGCACAATATCATCTGTAATTTCTCTTGGTAATCTTGCTCTTAATTGATCGTAACTTATTGGATTAGACATTGATGGTGCTTGAGGTCCAGGAGTTATATTTTCTGTTTCAGTAACCTGTTCTTCTACCATTTCACCATTAGCGTAGCCTGCTCTACCACCACTTGAAAACTGTCCAAGTATTTTTTTAACTTGTTCAATAGCATCAATATATATTTGAGGATCGTTTTCGTTTTGATATTTGTTTGTTCCGCTAGTTTTATCATCTTTAAATAATTGTTCGGTAATACTTGTAAACAAAGTTTGACCTTGACTTGATTTAATAAATATTTCTATAGCACCTTCCGTTACAGGATTTCTTTTAGTATAATTATTTTTTTGTGTTTTTAATACATCTAATTTAATAACCTCATCTTCTGTAATTGTACCATCTTTTTGTTTTGCTTCTAACGCATAAATTTCTGGTATGATTGCTTCTAGTTGTTTAGCTATTTCTAAATCTCTATATGTTTGACCACCTGTTTCAGAACCAAGAATATCAGATTGTGCACCAATTAATGTTTTAAACATATCAGCTTCTGCATTATATCTATTAATAGCTCTATCTTGAATAGACTTATCATAAGCTCCTCTGCTTGATCTAAAATTTTTAAATGGTTCTTTAGCTGATAGTGCGGCTGTTTGAAATATATTTCCTGCTGCAGGTCTACTAATTAAATCTAAACCAAAATCTATTTTAAAATCTCTTAATGATGTATCAGGCGGCATTGTTGGTGCTTTGTAAGCCATGTTTGATGCAAGATCTTTTAACTGTTGCATGTTCATGTTTCTAATATCTATTTTAGATAAATCGTTTTGTTCAACATCACCTGCTGTTGCATAATTTTGTCTAGGAGCTAGGCCTGATGTAATACCTTCACCGGCACTACCACCTTTTCTAAACATTGGTCTTCGCATTATTCTATTCATGTTTACCTTATATATTGTAGCGCGTTGCTTCTATCTTTACCACCACCAAAGATACCACTTAATACACTAGCTGTTCCAAGAGCTGTTTGTAATGGTGTTGGATTCGGTGTTATTGTTGATTGTTGACCAAACGGTGCATTACCAGAGAATAGACTTGCAACTCCAGAACCATATGTATTTAACCTTTCATAAGGTTCAAATGCTTCTAATCTATTTGCTTCTCTTTGCGCATCTAATAATGCTTGTGCTTGTGTTTGTTGTAGACCGCCCAATCGACCCAACTGGTTAATATCTGCTGTTTGGAAATCTGTTATATCTCCTGCTAAGTTTCTTTGTTGACCAAACGCTCTGTCAGCTAAATTTTGTGCTGTGTTAAATCCTTGTTGTCTAAGTGTTGCAAGTAATGCTGCTCTGTCTAAATTAGATTGTGATGCTAATTCTGATCTCATAACACCTTCTCTACCACCACCTAAATTACCTGTTTGAGCAGCTAACAATCCTATACCAGACATGTCTTTTGCTGCCTGTTTATCAAAGTCTGCTAGTGTAGTATCAATTACATCTTGTTGGTACGGAGACATAAAACTTTGATAACCTTGTGGCCCTGAGTATGCTCCTGCTTGTGTAAGAAAAGGTTGATAAGCCCCAACACCTGAGCTTGCTAAATTATATGCTTGTGTTGATAGTGGGTCTTGTGCTGCTACTTGCGGTGCAAGTTTAGCTGTGTCTAATGGTATTGCAGTTAAACCTGCTAATTGTTTTCCGTAATCAACACCAAGGTCTGTTACGTATTGTTGTGGTAAATTTTGTACTTGTTCTATTGCCATTATACTACCTCGCTTAATCTTTCCGAGACTTCAAACATTTCTCTAGCACCACCCATACCTTGTGACTCTCTAGACATTTGTCCTCCACCTTCTAAATGTTTCATAACTCTTTCCATAACTTTTGCTCCTTGATCAACATCTCCACCACCTGCGTTTCTAACAGCATCTGCAGTAAATACAAATTCATTTACACTTAATCTTGCAGGCACGTCATCTGCTTTTTCTCTTTTACCTATTGGAACAAATCCACCTTCAGCTCTATAATCTTTTTCTAAACCACCAAGGTCCATGATTCCACCTTCGGCTTTATTGTTTTTATTTCTATTATAAAAATTTAAATATGTTGCATGATTTTCATTCATTTCTGCTGCATCTGGATTCATTTCATATGTTTTTACCCATCCTTTATAATTAGGATCATTAGAATAATCTTTACCACCTTCACTAAAACCTACTCTTCCACCTGTTGCATAATCAGGTAAACCACCTGGTCCTACTGGCACAGCATAAAGCTTACCATCTTTTTGTCTATATATTCCTACTTGTTTTTTCCTTTTCCAATGTAATAATCTGGCTCACCAAATGGTAATTCAAGTTGTGTTTTACCTCCACCACCTGCATAACCAATTCTCCCACCGTTAGCTGCTTGCTGTGCGTAAGTAATAGCCATTTCTTCTGGTGTAAATTTTCTAGCTGCAACAGAAGGTAAAAAATTTAATCCCGATGCCAATCCTTGTTCTTGAGTTAATAAGTTTGCAGATTTTGCAAGATCTGCTAATTGTAGTGCTGTGTTATCACTTGGCATACCTGTTTGATCTTTAGGTTGGTTTTTAGTAAATAAACCTGCTGTAAGACCTCCTACTATAGGCACAATGTTTTTACCTATGCTACCTAAAATTGCTTCACCATAAGTTTTAGATTTGGGATCCTTAGCATTAGTTGATTTTCCTAAAAACTCAGTAACACCTTTTCCTACTTTGCTGTCTGCTACGTAGTCTTTAAAATCACCTAATTTTTCAAACAAAGCTGATCGTCCTGCACCACCAGTTAATAATTGATCACCACCAGCTATAACTGCAGCAGTTAGTAAAGGATTGTCTTTAATTTCATTTGGAATTAAATCATCAAAAAGTTTATCTTTTGCTTTTTGAAAAAACGATCCAATACCATATTGTCTTCTACCATCAACACCCATGATACCACCATACGCTGCCATCTTTCTGTCAGGTAAAGGTGGTCCTATTGGTTTTGGACCAAAAGGATTTATTGGGTCTTCATCACTTGGTAATACTGGACCTTTTTTACCCATCATACCTTCTCCAATAACCATTCTTTTAAATTCGTCTTTACTCATCGGTGTAGCATCAGGTCTATTTTCTAATAAATCATAAATGTACTGTTCGTAAGCTTCATCAAGAACATCATCCACCATCATCATTTGCATTTCTTGTGGTGATTTAGGGCCTTCATTACCTCTATATTTTATAGATGGTGCGTTGGTCATTAATTCTTCTGAAATTGATATATCTGTTATTGCCATGGTTTTGCCACTTTACTGTGTTTTTCCTATTAAATCAAGAGCTGGCATGATAACTGTTACATCTCTTTGCACGTCTTCTTCTGGAATATTTGCAGCTTTTAATGCTTCTTCAGTCTCGTACACCTCTCCTGTTTTCTTGTTTTTAATTGTAGTTATTATCTTTTCTGGTGTTAGCTCTATCATTATGTTGTTACCTCTTTCTTAATATTTAGATAGCTGACGCCAAATGTAAAGGCATCTGCGCTACCTGCCTTGATTGTTAATGTTGTTCCTCCAACCACTATTAGTGGTTGGGTTAATAATTCGACTGTAGTATTAGCAGTTAATGCTGCTGATTTAATTACTACAATACCATTGTTAGTTACCGTTGGACTAGGTGTGCCAGCGGAAGAAACTAAAATAGATTTAATTACATATGTTTCACTAACTAAAGGATTGTTAGCACCAAACGGATTTTTTTCTGTGTTATCCGTATTAGCATTTAATCCTACAAATTTATATTCGTTTATTACTGCCATTAATCTAAAAAGAAACTTCTAGCTTCTATCTCCTGTTTTAATTCTTCTTGAAATGTAGTGTTAAGTTTTTCTAACACTGCATCTAAATCTCGCACAAGTGATTGTGCTACATCTTCTTCATATTCTGCGCTTGCTCTAGTTAATGATTGTATAATTTTTGCCATTATAAAGTTGCAATGCCTCCTCTTGACATTCTAAATGCTGCGTGTTGTCCTGTAGTCATTCCGCTACCTAATTTAGCTCCACCAGCATTAGCACCTTGATTACCACCATTACCTCCACCACCTGTATAAGCATCCTTTTTTGTCATTAAATTCATTGTAGTTTTATTTCTTGATCTTTCTTCTTCAGCAAGTTCTTTCATCATTTCATCTTGTCTAGCATCTTTTAATTCTTCTAAAGTTTTTTCGTACATTTTTTTATTATAGTTTTTGTTTTTATCAATTCTCTGTTCAAAATAATCTTTTTTCTTTTCTAATTGACCTATGTAATCATTTGTTCCAAACAGAGACATAACATTTTGACCTGATAATACAGAATTAGGTCCATATTTCATTAAACCACTTCCTCCATCTCTTCCAATAAAACCATCTTTTCCACTTAAAGTAGTAAGTTGACTTTCTAAATATGGATTATAATTACGTGAACCTGGTCTTGTTGGATCAAAAGCTCTACCTAACATAAGAGCTCCACCCATTAAAGCTGCAGGTAAAAAAGCTCCTCCTCCTATATTTCCTATTTTTCCTAAACTTCGTATTCCTAAATTAACAGCCCCTCTCTTAAAAGTGTTCATTAAATTTTGAGGAGCAAAAGCTGAATTAATTCCACCACCAGTAAAAATATTTATTGAATCGTCTGCAGGAGGTTCTATACCTAATTGTTCATAAGCCATTTCTATAGCTTTATTCATTCCATATGTTTTAGCTAAAGGTGCAGCTATAGCCATAATTACATCCATCATTATCGTCTTCCTCCAGCATGTATATCTAATCTAAAAGTACCTAATTTCCAACTAGTATCTACGGCAGTGTTTTTTATAGTAAGAGCCACAGCTCTTGCTCTTGCTCGTGTATCTACTTTTGTTGTAGCAGATGTAATTGTAAATGGTCCTAATGATGAACTAGCTGCTGCATTATTAGGATAGTTTCTCAAATCTAGTTGCACAATTGTATTACCTTGTTGTGCAATAAAATCAGGTACAATTCTGCTAACTCTCATAATATTTTCACCGTCTCCTCTAAGGTCAGCTAAATTAGTAGCAGCTCCTCTAACTACTTTTTGTGTAATGTCATAATCTCCAGAAGTAATATCAGCAGGTATTGCAGTTGTAACAGCCCCAGCTTCTAATTGATTAACACCTGTTTCGTGTTCAAAGTATATTGTTGTACCATCAGTGTTTCCAGTAACATCAAATGAATTATCATCGTCTGCATTATATTTTGTGCCGTGTGGTAATCCAAACACAGCAGAATCTTCCCAAGTGCTTCTTGCAAAAAGATTGCTATCGTTTGTAAACCATATAGGACGTTTAGATGTTGAATCTAAATAACTATAAAAAACTGCTCTGTTATTTACATTTGATGTAGACGTTGGATAAAACCAAACAACTTCACCAAACAAATTGTTAATACCACAATATATTAATTGATTAGATGTTGTGTTTAAATCATCATAAACAAAGTCTTCTACTAAACAATCCATGGATTCTAGTTTACCTGTATATCTAAAGAAACCATTGTCAGACATCCAATATGCAGCACCATCAACTTCAACAGCTGCATTCATACCTATCAAACCACAGTTAGTTCCTACTTGTTCAAAAGCAAAAGTAAAAGGTGTTCCTACAAAACGCATTGTAAATAAAGCTGTATCGGTCCAAACGTATATTGCATTTCTACCAACTGTAGCTCCAATGATCCGTGATCCGTCGGCCAGTCTTTGTGTACCAGCACTATTGATTGCTGTAGGTGTATAATCATTTATATTTTCTTGAGAGGAAAATCTAATAAACATATCATCTTGTGTAGTTGGATCTCCAATAGTTTGTTCTGTTCCAAAAAATATTAAGTGTCTGTCAGTTGTAGACACTAACATATCACGTGATGCTGTTGGTGCACCAGTTATAATAGTTGCTCTAGTTGATGTAGCATTAGTTGCATCACCATCCCATTCAAACGCAGAGCCACCTACAATCAATGCAATAAGTTTAGATCCTAAATTATCAAGAGCCCATAAGCCAGGGTCTGTAACTTTATCAGTGTTAGCTGCTGGTGAACCCCACCCTGTAAACTGAGATGTGTTTGTAACTGTTGCTCCATTAGAGTGTGTGGTAGCCGTAGTTCCTCTAGCTGCTCTACCTATACCAGTTAATTTAGTTCCTGTAATACCCGTATAAGATATTTCTTCTGATCCTATTTGAACAAAGTTAGTCCCTGTTGAAGGAAAACCTGTAACACTATTTAATGTTATTTCTGTTGCAGAACCATTATTACCACCACTTGTGCTACCAATGGCTCCATCTAAAGTTGTTGTAGCTGCACCTAAAACAGATCCACCCCATAGTGATATACCCCAACCAAAAGCTCCTAACTGTTCAGCTGGTCCAACATGATAATATTGAAAAAAAGTTATACCTCCAGAAAGAGTAGCACCACTTCCTGTTTCACTACTAGGCATTGTAATTGTAATACTAGAGCTTGTTGGCACACTAGTTACCATAAATTTTTTGTCAGCAAAATCAGCTGCTCCAAAATTAGAGTTTGTTATAGATGAAAATGTAGAAGCATCACCAAATAATATAATGTCTCCTGCTTGAAAAGTAGTTGTGCCAGAAAATGTTATAGTAACAGTTGGTGAGTTATTAGTAGTAGAAAAACAATTTGTAAGAGCTGTACCTGATGGATTAACTAAAGGATGAATATCATAAAACACACCACCAGAATATGCATACAATATTCTATTTGTACCTATGGCAGCAAATTTAGTAGAAGCAGAGTTAACAAAATGATGTAAACCTCTGGCAACACCAGTTAATTTAGATTCTCCTAATTGATTCCAACCACCTATTTTTTCAGGAGTACCATATCTAAAACGTACATTTTGCCCATCAGTCCACTGTGATTCAGCTCCTGTAGGTGTAACTTGTTTATTGAATCCGGGTAAAAATCCTAGTTTCTGTAGCATATATTAAAACCTGTTTACTAGGTGTTATATCAGATTGTCAGTGATTTCAATAGGTTTTAAGCAGAGGGAATCTGTGGTGGATCATCCCCCTGCAAGTCTAACGTATAGACTATTTTTAAGATTTTGTCAACTTAGCGCCTTTAAACCAGGCTGGTAAACCTAGTAAAGGTCTTTTATCTAAAGCATTTTCTTTTGCTATTTTAGAACCTGTTTTATTATAATGTAAAAATACTTGTCCACAATCTTTACCATTAAATTCTTCTCGCCAATGTTCTAAATCACATCCAGAATATATTAACATATCACCTGGATCTAAATCTATTTTTATACCTGCTTGACCTGTCTTACCTGTAGGATCAACATAGATAGGCCATGGGTCTCCACCTAGATTTAATGTTGTAGATATCTCACATGAATATCTATCTTTATGTCTAGCTAGTGTATCTCCTTTTTTATATATTCTTGCATAGGAATATGTAGGACTTAATTTAAGTCCGGTGTGTTTTTCCATGACTGGTTTAACTTTTTCTAATAGTGTTTCCATAACTAAATCTGCATAATGAGAATAAGTATTAGGCACTTGGTTATCCGTCCACACACCCCAATATTCTGTAAACGGTGATATATATTTATTATCAAACAAAGCCGCTGCTACTTTTCTTTTATTTAAAAAATAAGAATAAGAAAAATCTGCTATCTCTTTTGATACTGCATTTTTTAAAACACTATATTTATTTTTTTTAAACGACATTTAATACTCCTTTTGGTATTGCTTGGCAGTTCCAATGTATAAATCTAAATGGGCTATATCCCATATCTACAGAATATTGATGAGGTAAGTATGATGGAAAAAATATCATTCTGCCTGGTGTAACTTTGTAATTAATTTGAGATGATGCATAAGTTACTTTTGTCCTATCTTTTTCTGGTAAAAGATTCATAATATTGCCTGGTCTTGGATCTTCGAATAGTGGCATAGATGTAGACTCATCTGCTTTTAAAAAATAAAAACCAGATATGTGACCATTCCAATGAGTGTGTAAAGTATGATGTCCACCCCCTTTTTTAGCGAACTCTTGTACCCACATCTCTGTCGTAAATACTTGATACTGAGATAAATCAAACCCCATTTCACCTAATAAGTTGTGTGCTGTTGCACCTATGTAATCTTGTAATTGTTTAAAATTTGGATCACCTATTAATGTTGTTGAATGAAATACATGACCCATATCACCTTTGTCACCAAGTTTTTTATTACGTTCATCAATAGATGGTTTCAAACTTTTTTTTGACTCTTCAATATATTTTTCTGATGCCTTATTTAAGCTATCTACAAATTTAGGTTGATCTGCATACCATATAGGACATTTAAAAAATTCTTCTATTTGTAATTTTTGAGGATATCCGTCTGCACTACCACATGACATTTCTTCTAATTTTTTGTTTGTCTTTTGTTTTTTAGCTTTTTTCTTTTTCATATTTCTCCTTTATTTATAGGGCCATCCTAAGTTCCATATTACTAAACTATGTCTTGACCCTTTTTTAACTGGACATACTCTATGCCATACATGCGCTGGAAATACAACTAAAGACCCTTTAGGTAATATTTCTGTGCATTTTCTAACATTTCTTTTTTTATCAGGGTCCATGTTTCTAAAATCAAATTCTAATTCACCACCTTTATATTCTTTTGGATCTGATAATGAAACGGTCACAGACAGCTTTCTTATCTTACCGTGTTGTGGAGTATTAGGTGAATTATAAGGTTGATCCCAACCATCACAATGCCAATCATAATATTGCCCTTTATTATATTTAGTAAATTGACAAGACTCAGAAAAATCCCATTGAAAATTCCAACCTGCACTAGCATTTGCTTGATGTATATAAGGTTGTATTTCTTTGTAAATCCACCTATCATTCATCCAAACAATATTAGAATCTCTTTTCTTTTTTAAATCTTTAATTTGTTGTTTATTTAATTTTTTACCATTACTATAACCACCAGTAACTGCCATTTGATCTTGAAGCTGTTTGCCATAACGAACAATATCATCACAAATTCTTTCAGGAATTGCTGATGTAAAATAGTAATATTGATTTGTAAGGTTCATATATCTTTATGAACTTAATATAGCATTTCTTATGAAACTGTCAATGTTCCTGAAACTGTAAACGTAGCTAATTTATCTCCACCAGGTGCTGTTGATGTTGAATTTGTTCCTGGAGTTACTGCGAATGTTCTAGCACTTGGACCTCTAACTATAACTATTCCACTTCCACCAGCACCAGAACTTGTGTTACCTGGATCTCTTGATCCACCTCCACCACCACCTAGATTAACACCTCCATTTCCAACACCGCCACTACCTGAAGGACCTTGACAACCTCCAGCACCACCACCTCCGGAGCCTCCGTTTCCACCACCGCCACTTTCAGCACTACCACCTCCGCCACCAGCGTAAGTTGTAGAAGGTCCTAAAATAGAATTTGCTAAACCATTTCCACCATTTATACCAGAGCCGGCTGCACCAGCTCCACCGCCACCACCACCTGGTCCGCTTCCACCACCTGCTGTAGCACCTGGATTACCTTGACCACATGTACCAGATCCACCTGGTTGTTGATAACCACCGCCACCACCAGATCCACCAGGCTGTCCAACTGCATTAAAATGTCCACCGCCACCACCACCAGTAGCAGTTACTATAGTTCCAAATACTGAATTCTCACCATTAGTTCCAGTTACACCATTTGGTACTGAAGCACCACCGGCACCTACAGTTATTGTATGAACACCTTCTTGTATGGCAACTGCACATCCACCAAAATTAGTTAATAAACCTCCAGCACCACCACCTCCTGCTGCATTAGCACCTCCTGCTGCACCACCAGCAACTACTAAATATTCTATACCTGGAAAACTTTGAAGAAGTCTTGGCCATGTTCCTTGACTTTGTGCAGCAAATTGACTTTGCATTGACCACACACCACTTGCTTTTGTTAATGATTTTACAATAACAACACCTGATCCACCTGCTCCACCACATCTATTTGGTGGAGATCCACCAGCTCCGCCTCCGCCACCACCTGAATTTGTTAAACCTGCTTGACCATTACAACCTGTTCCACCTACTCCTGCTCCTCCACCACCAGAACCACCAGCACCAGAATTACTACCACCGCCACCACCAGCTCTAAAATTACCTGGACCTGTATAACAACCTGGAACACTTAAAGTTCCTACAAACGGACTAACATCTTTTCCTGCACCAGCAGTATTTGTTCCACCAGCACTTCCCGCACCTCCACCACCTGCAGAAGGTTGTGGTTCCGCCGCTACCGGTCCACCAGGATTTCCAAAACCTGAACCTGGAAAATTTGGATGTGATGTTTGAGTTCCTGTACCAGTAGATATAACTGGACTTTCGGGACTACCGTGTCTTTTTCCACCACCACCTGAACCTCCTGGGCTACCCGAACCACCACCACCTGGCGCTGGACTTGAAGCACCTCCACCACCACCGCCACCGATAGCAGTAAAAGTATTACCTCCAACTGTAAAAACTGTATTTGTTCCATTAACTGAATTACATCCTGATGTTCCACCAGCACCACCAGCTCCAATAACAGCAGGATATGCTGTGTTTGCTGACATAGGTACGCAAGTCATAGCTAGCAATCCACCAGCACCACCAGCTCCTCCGTTATCGTGACCTCCGCCACCACCACCAGCAATAACTACAACATTTGCAATAGTTCCTGCACCAGAACAAAAATTTCCTGTAGCTGTAGTAGATGTAACTGTGCATTTCCCAAAGGATGCTGAGTTCTTTTTTCCGATTATACCGCCATTAAGTCCTTTGGCCATAACTTAGTTCTCCTTATGCGGATACCCAAGCTGATGTTGACGTATCCCAGACCCAATTTTGGTCATGTTGATTTGTATCTTTATTCCAATGAGTGTGTGCAATCCATTGTTGATTTGGTTCATCCCATTCTGCTCTTTTAAGATGTTCTGAATCATCACCCTCATTTGAAGGTCTTGCAATTGGCGGTTGCCAATCATCATTTTCATCTAAAGACCATGAAGTATAAGGTTGAGGACAAATAAATTTATCTTTTGCAGCGTCGTATGTAAAACCAACACCTGCATATTGTTTTCTGAATTTGTTATTATAAGAAGTTTGTTTCCAAGTACCACCTTTAAAAAAATTACTACACCATGTTTCTCCATCAACATGCATATCGTTATTTCCTAAAGGTCCAGCTGCTGTTGTAATATCATTTCCAACAACTACTACTCTGACTACTTGATTAGATCCGTTTAATTCTGCAAAATGTGCCATATTTTTACTCCTTAAAAATTATATATTAATTTAATTTTAACTTATTGTCAATGTACCATTAACTGTAAATGTTAATACTGTACATCCTCCAGCAGGCGCAGGTAATGTTGTTTTAGTGTTAGTTCCTGGGGCTGCAGTATAGCTTGGGCCAGCCGGTCCAGGTGCTCTTAAAATAACAATTCCTGATCCACCAGCAACTCCAGCAGGACCACACATTGATCCTCCGCCTCCACCACCAGTATTTACAGTTCCAGCAGTTCCATTAGCTGAAGCTTTACCACCAGCTCCGCCACCACCAGAACCACCAGCTCCTGCAGCAGGTGCCGGACCTGCAG